ATGACAAGGCACGACATAAGATCACAGATCGTCCCAATCGTTTTTGTCTTGAGAAGTCTTTGTGTAGTTAGACTCTTTATCCTCAAAGAAATCAGTCTTCGTATTGTTTGCATTATCTGGGTCAAACGCTGTAATCCAAGGCATCGGATTTTTCTTAGCAGGGAAGATTTTTGTTAGGCCAAGGTTATCTAAAATAAGATTTGCTCGGAAGCCAACGTATTCTTGTACTTCATAGACTTCTACTTCAGGAGTATCTTTGTATAAGTCCTCACAAAATTCTTGTTCTAACTTAACTAGCTTAGTGAAGAAATCATATACGAAATCAGCAAACTCTTCTTTGTTCAGTTCAGGGTATTGAGCTAAGATGTCACGTACTAGAACTGTTTGAAAATAAGAATGCTGAACTTCATCACGTTGGATGAATCGGATAATTGTACCGCTACCGAACATTTTGTTATTACGATTGAAGTGGTAGAACGGAGTAAATCCATTAACAAAACATAAACCTTCTAAACCAGCCATAGCAACTAATGCTTTAGCAAATGATAAGACAGAACGTTCTTTCATGAAATCATCAAAGAGATCCATCATAAGTCTGTTACGTCTAATCATGAATTTATTGTTTTTAGGTCGCTCGAATACTTCTAATGCTTCTGATCTTGAAACTAATGATGCAAGATTGTACGTATAAGATTCGTTATGGATCGTCTCCATTGCCGCAATGTAAGCCATCAAAGCTTTAATAGCAGAGTCACGAATATAGTTAACAGCAATGTTATCAAAGTAAGTAGCAATCGAATCGAGAACCGCTAGAATACCAATCGCATTCTTAAATAGTTCTTGTTCACTTTCAGACATAACTGAACCCCAATCGATTGTATCTTGAGAAAGACTCACTTCATCCGGTGTCCAAAAGTTTTCACGCATTTCTTGTAGAAGTTTATAGTAAGCTTGATTGTAGATGTCATCCCAAAATAGAATGCCGCTAACGTCATCAAACATTCGATCAGCTCGGTTAGGTAAATGTTCATTGAATACTCGTACTTGTTTTGTTAATTTCATGTATATATCCTCCAGTAGTAGTTAAGTTAGAAAGAATGATAGAAGGAAGAATCCCTCTATCATCGGTTTAGTTATTTAATCAATTATCAAGAAGAACAAGCTAGACAAGTATCTTCTTTCTTCTTATTCCATGAACGAGTATAGTAAGAAGTTTTTACTCCTCGTTTCCAGTTTTCCATATGAAGTCGAAGTAGATGTTTTGCTTTAATTTCATCTGGAACATAGAAGTTATGAGAAACAGCTTGGTCAACGAAGATTTGACGTTTTTCGTTATGTCTAATTGACCATAAGTGAGCCAATTCTTTTTCGCCTTCATAGTTCATCTTCATTGTCGGTTTATAGAAGAACCATGTTTTCGTACTCAAGTTAGGAACAACAATAGGTAACTGGTAATCTTTCTTACGCTCGTAGTAGATCGCATCGAAAATTGGATCAGCACTTGGAGTAGAACCAGCAATTACAGATGTTGAACCTGTAGGAGCCACAGCTCGTAAGTATCCATTACGCATATGGTTCATAGCTAACTTTTTAACTTCTAACCATTCAGGAGAAGTAAGATTACGTTCTTCGAACCATTCACCAGTATTCCATTGAGAACCTTCATAAACTTGATAGTTGCCTTTTTCTTTTCCAAGTAAAGAGGATGCTTTAATTGTTAGACGCATAATTTCTTCTTCAAGTTCAGCAACATATTCAACAGCTTGCTCGCTATCCCACATAATTCGTTCAGAAGCAAGAAGAGCAGCAATACCTTGTTCGCCAGCACCAACAGCTCTGTATTTGAGGTTAGTATATAAAGCTTGAGGAACAGGAACTTTCAGTAAAGAAATTACGTTATCAAGTGCTCTCATTTGAATAGCAATGACTCGTTCTAATACTCCATCTGGAACAATGTTATTAAGAACTAATGAGCTCAAGTTACATGTAACTAAATCACCAACAGATTTTGTAATAACTACTTGACCTGTTTCCCAATTAATTACTTCTTGAGTTACAGAAGATGGACTCATGTTTTGAGTGATTTCCGTACATAGATTAGAAGAATAGATGATACCAACATGAGAGTTAGGATTATTACGGTTTACTGTATCTCGATAGAACATAAACGGAATGCCTGTCTCTAACTGAGCAATCATGATTTGCTTCTTCAATTCAATTGCTGGAATACGAGTCTTAGAAAGATCATTGTTGTCTACACATAAGTAGTAGTGGTATGTCCAGGCATGATCAATTGGATTTGGTTTTTCTTTCTCTCCAAGTTTCTTCTTATCAAAGAAGTCTTCTAAACTGAATCCCATCTTAGTTCGTACTTCATGGGGATCGAATAAATAGAAGTCTCCACGCTTATCAACTTGTCTCATGAATTCATCTGGGATACAAAGACCAGTGAAAACGTTATAAGCACGTTTAGCTCTGTCTCCAGTATTTAATCGAAGCTGAATGAAATTAACGATGTCTTTATGCCACATGTCTAAGTAAACGCAGATTGCACCTTTACGTTGGCCTAATTGATCAACACTTACTGAAGTATTGTCTAATTGTTTAATCCAACCAATAGTACCGCTTGAGACACCTTTGAAACCACGAATATCAGAACCTTTAGCTCGTAGCTTTCCAAAGTAAATCCCGATGCCAGCTCCGTTTTTGCTGAATGTTGCCACATCAGTATTGTCATCGTAAATGCCACGTAATGAATCTTCAGTAGTTAATACGAAACAACTTGATAGACCACCAGTAGCACGACCAGCATTTGTTAATGTAGGAGTTGCTAATGTTAGATAACGTTTAGATACAGCCCAATAAAGTTCAATTGCTTTTTTAATACGATCTTTTTTCTCAGTCATCATTAAGACTAGAGCGGCAATCATATAACGTTCTTGTGGTAGCTCATAAACTGACTTATCGTAATCTTTAACTAAGTAGCGGTCTTCAAGTGAGAATAAACCAGCAAACGTTAATAGACCATCACGATCAGGAACAATAGCTTTACCAGCTTTAACTAATTCTTCACGAGAATAGTTTTTCAAGATGTCAGGAGTATAATGTTTCTTTTCAGTTAACGTTTTGACTAATCCATAAAAATCACCGTATTTAGCTTTAGCATCATAAGAACGATTCTTTGAAGCTCGTTTGTAAAGTTCTTGTCGTAATACATAAGCAGCGAATTTATCCCAATCAGTATTTTTAAGGTAAGCTGCTGTTACTCGTCCATCTTCATTCTTAATTTCTTTTGCAAGAACTAAAGCATTTTGAATGAGAATTTGTCGAATCTCTTTAGCTTCAATTTCTTCACGATATGAGATCAATCGAACAACTTTCTTGATATACGATTCTGCAGTTTCAGGATGTACGTCAACTTTTTCTAAACCTCTTCGAATGAACTTTACCAATCTCTCAGGATTGAATTCTAAACGGCGTTCGCCTTTATCTTTTAAAACAGTAGTCATGTTAAGTAATTCCTTTCGTAGTTGGTGTTAAGTAATAAGGGGAGAGAGAAATGAATCTCTCTCGTTATCTCTTTATTGGATTTCTTTCAATTTTTGTACTGCAATGAATAGAGGTTGAGCTTGATGTTTAGTAGCATCAGTTAACTTATTTCCAGCACCGAATGTTTCATCAACAATTCGTTGAACTTCATCCATACGACCAGCTTGATGCAATTTGAATGCAATCTCTTTTGCTTCATCCATAAGCTCGTTAAAGTTCAATGTTTCTTCTTGCATACCAGTTGATTCACGTTCTTCTTTCTTTTGAGAATCATCAATTAGATCAATCGCATCAGAAACAGCTTTCTTATAAGCTTCTGCATCTAGAGGAACTACTGGAGCAATTCCGGTAAAAGTAGAACCAGCTTGCCATTGTAATGTTTCACGAAGATGGATTACTCGATGTTCTTGAAGTCTTTCATCTGTTGTAAGAGTCATGAACAAGATGTTATCAACCATTTTGTTGATTGGAGCCATAACTTTATCTTTCAAATCTGGAACGTATTTAGTGAACTCGTAGTATTGTTCTTTAGTCTTTTTGTCTTCAACTAAAGTCATTGTTTCATTCACTTGATCTTGTAGAATTCCAGCAACAGGAATTTTAACGTTAACTTGAGTGGCATGTGATACGAAAACAGGTGTGTAACCAAGTTTCTCAATCATTTGAAGACCGTCTTTCCAATCTTTCTTGAGGTCTGTCCAGTCTTTACCCCAGTCAACTTGTCCAAATTCTGTTTTGTTATATTTTGCTAGAATGTATTGCTCAAGCATTTGGTATAAGTTTTCAACAGTATCAATAGCAACCACATCAAATTTTTCTTTGATTTTAGGATTACGTAGTTGAGCGAGAACAGTTAAGTATTCAGTCCATGTTGAAACGTATTGAACGTTAGCACCAACTAAAACTTTGTGACGTTTCTCTGTAGCGATAAAAAGAACACGAGAGCCGTATAGTTTATGAATGAAAGTTGTTTTACCAATTTTCGGAATGCCATAAATAAAGGCTGTGTAAGAAGATAAATCTGTAGATGCTTTGATAGGTTCTAAATCCATTAAGTTGATTGCCATGATTGAATTCCTCCGATTAATTAAAT